AGAAATAGAATTAAATAATGAAATAAATAAATTAAAAAATCCAAAAAAAGGGAAAATTTATGTACATATTATTAATAATATGTATTCATTCTATCAATTTAATGGAAAAGAATGGGATGATATTGTTTAAATATTGTTTTAAAAAATTGAAGATTAATGCATTTTATATATTATAATTTACATTAATGTTTGTCACAAAAAGAGATGGGTCCCAAGAAGAAGTTCTATTTGATAAAGTAACAGATAGAATTAAAAAACTTATCAATATGTTTTCTTCTAATATTGATGAAAATAAATTTATAAACGCTACATTAGTTGGTCAAAAGGTTATAGCATTTATACATAGTGGTATTACTACTGAAGAATTGGATATAGAATCTGCAAAAATATGTGTAAATCTATGTACTACACATCCTCTCTATTCTAATTTAGGAGGTCGTATTCTAGTTAGTAATTTACAGAAAAAAACGTTAGATTCTTTTTCAGAAACAGCAATACGAATTCAAAAAGATAATAATTTTTATGATGATAATTTTTACAATTGGATTCTTTCAAACTCTCAACAACTAGATGATATGATTGATTATACTCGTGATTATATGTTTGATTACTTTGGATTTAAGACTTTAGAAAGAGCTTATTTAATTAAAAATCAAAAAACTGAATATATTTATGAAAGACCTCAGCATATGTGGTTGAGGGTAGCTGCATTTCTTAATCAGGATAATATGAATAATATAAAGAAAACGTATGATTTACTATCACAAGGTAATTATATTCATGCAACACCCACATTATTTAATTCTGGAAGTAAAAGAAGTCAATTATCTTCGTGTTTCCTGATTGGTACTGGAGATAGTATGGATGATATCACTGATACTTGGAAATCTGTAGCTGCAATTAGTAAATGGGGTGGAGGAATTGGATTACATGTTTCTAATGTTAGATCAAAGAGTGCATTAATTAAAGGAACTAATGGTCCATCTTCTGGTATTATACCTATGCTACAAGTTTATAATAGTATTGGAAGGTATGTTAATCAATGTTTTACTGGTGATGTAAAAATATATACTAAAGATGGTTTAAAACCAATCAAGAATATTAAACCTGGAGATCAAGTCTTTACTGAAAATGGAAGATTATGTGAAGTAAAAAAAGTATATCAAGATTCCTATAAAAAGGAAGCATTAGATATAAAGATAATACATAATTTTGATCATAGTGTAATTGTAACTCCCGAACATCCTTTTAGAGTTTTTAAAAATCAAAACAAAAGCATTGATTATTCTGTTATTGAGAACAGATTCAAAAAGAATTTAGTTGAACCCACGTGGGTTGATGCAAAGAATATTACTGAAGATGATCTTATAATGATTCCAATACCTACCTATGAAAAAGATATTTCTGAATATACACCCAATGATTGTTATATGTACGGAATTATGCTGGGAGATGGACATATAACAATCAACGGAAATGAAGGAGGTGTTACATTTGAACATAAAAAAGAACATCTTTTTAAATTTGTTAAGGAATATTTAGAATTAAATATGATTAAATATTGGATTACTACAACAGAAACAGTTAATCAAATAAGATGGAGTATTTCATCAAAATTTAAGTTTACAAGGTCTCAATTGTATGATGATAATAAAATTAAACATTTTGATACTAATATGATAAACTTGCCATTAGAAAAAGCCAAATATATTTTTAAGGGATTAGTGGAAACATATGGGTGTATTCAAAAAGAAGTAACTATTGAACTTACATCCGAACAAGTATTAGAATCAGTCAAATATATATTGTTGAGAATGGGTGTTCTTACATCTGGAGTAAGTAATTATAAAGATATTACAACTTGGGTGCTTTTAGTACCAAAAGTAGCAGAAGTATGTGATTTATTTGACATTGAACCAGACAAATTTAGAAAATATTTTAGATATGAAAATAATCTTTATACGCGATTAAAAAGCGTAGAAAAGAAAATGATTGATACAATTGTATATGATCTAGAAATTGATACTAATCATAACTACCTTACTGAAATAGGTCTTGTTCACAATGGTGGGAAAAGGAAAGGGTCTATTGCTGTTTATTTGGAACCACACCATTCAGATATTTTTAATTTTTTAAATTTAAGAAAGAATTTTGGTGATGAAAATCTAAGAGCACGAGATTTATTTTTAGCATTATGGGTTTCTGACTTATTTATGAAACAAGTTGAAGCTGATAGTGATTGGTATTTAATGTCTTCAGATGAGTCGCCTAATTTAACAGATGTTTGGGGTAATGAATATGAAGAATTATATTGGAAATATGTTTCAGAAGGAAAATACAGAGAGAAAATTAAAGCAAGAGATTTAATGAAAGCTATTTGGGAATCTCAACAGGAAACTGGAACACCATATATTACTTACAAAGATAGTGTAAATCGAAAATCAAATCAGCAAAATATAGGAACTATCAAGTCTTCTAATCTTTGCAATGAAATAGTAGAATATTCAGATAAGGATGAACATGCAGTATGTAATTTGGCATCAATTGCTCTCAATCAAATGTTAGTACCATTTAATTCTGATAATAAAGAATTTATAATTTATACTAAACAAGATTGTAAATATTGTAAATGGGCTAAAAACCTAATGGATTTTAACGGACTTAGTTATCAAGAAATAATATTTGATACTGAAAGTATATCTAGTAGTCAAAAGTTTGTCAGAGAATTAAAAGAAAGAATAGGGACCACATTATCAAAAGATATTAAGGATGATTATAAATTAACTTTTCCTCAAATTTTTACCTATGAGAATGATAATGATAGTAGTGAATATATTGGTGGGTTTGAAGAATTATTTCTGAAAACATCTTGTACTTATGATTATAATAAACTTTATGATGTTGCTTATATGGCAACCATAAATCTTAATCAAGTTATTGATATTAACTATTATCCAACAGAAGAAACCAAAAGGTCAAACATGAAACATCGACCTATTGGATTAGGTATTCAAGGATTAGCTGATACGATGGTCCAAATGCGAATACCCTTTGATTCAGAAGAAGCACTTCAATTAAATGAAAAGATTATGGAAACAATATATTATGCAGCAATGACAGCTTCAAATGATATATCTAAAGAACGTAAGAATGGCATGATGAACCTTATTTCTCATTTTGAGAAGAATAATGATATTCCAGAATTTTACAATAATAAGTTTGAGATTGTAGATTCTAACATTTCTAAACTATATCATAAATTGAAACCAAATAAATATGAATTAATGAGAGATATTAATGAAAGGGTTGGTAGTTATAGTTCATTTGAAGGGTCGCCTGTATCTAAAGGTATATTCCAATATGACATGTGGGGTTTAGATGATTCTAAATTAAACCATGATTGGCATGTATTAAAAATTAATGTAAAAAAATATGGTATTAGAAACTCATTACTTGTTGCTCTTATGCCTACTGCATCCACAAGTCAAATACTTGGTAATAACGAATGCTTTGAACATTATACTAGTAATATTTATACTCGAAATACTTTAGCTGGTGATTTCCCAATTATAAACAAACATATGGTAAATGATCTAAATGCCATTGGAGAATGGAATGTAGAACTAAAGGATTTAGTTATTGCAGGCAACGGTAGTATACAACATATTAAAAAACTACCTAAAGTGTATCGTAGACTATACCAAACACAATGGGAACTGAAACAAATATGGGTTTTAAAAGCTGCAAAAGCAAGAGGACCTTTTGTTGATCAATCACAAAGTATGAATATTTTCATGGAAGAACCAAATGATCAAAAACTAAATTCATGTTTATTTTGGGGATGGAAGAATGGTCTAAAATCTGGTATATATTATTTAAGATCAAAACCATCATCTAATGCAATTAAATTTACAATTGACCCTTCCATTATGAAAGAGTTAAACAATTCTGAGGAGTGTGAGATGTGTTCAGCATAATATTATTTTAAGTGAATGTTTTTTTGTGATTACAAATATGTTTATCGATAAAAATTGATAATAATTAATTTAATTTTATAATGTTATTAAATAATGGAAATTACTCAGAAAGAATATGACCGTATTACAAAAATAAAGGATAATGATGATGCGTTTGAAGAAACTGTAAAACTTTTAGATCCTTATCTTGAAAAATATAAAGTGTATTATAAATTTAGGAATTCAGAAGAGCTTGATCTAGATATTTTTAAGAAAGAAACAAAAATTATTTTTGGACTACTACATTATGTTTTCAGTACTGTAGATATTGATGAATCAGATGAAGAAGATAAAAGTAAATTTGAAATGTTAACGTATCATACCAAATATGTCTATAGTAAAATAGATAAAGTAGATATTAATGAACAAGATAAAGAATTCCATGACTCACTATTATATATAGTTAATTATTTTGAACAGTCATCTAAAGATATGGAAGAACAATATAATACACTATCAAGTAGATGTGATATGTTAGAAAATTTTGTTAGCGATGTAAATATTAATCTTAAAATACAAGAGATTGCTAAAAGAATCAAAGATGGTACTGTATCTAAAGAGGAACTTGTAGATGATAAAAAATGGTGTCAAACTATTTTAAAAAATTATCATAAAAAAGAAGAAGTTATGGTAATAATTCAAGAATTTCATTCTTTAGAAAAAAATGATTACAAGTATCTTTATAATGAAGAATCTAATAAAGATACTCAAAAAAAGTATATAAGATATATGCAAATAGATAATATAATGTACATAATGTTAATGATTGAAAATAAGCTTAAAAATAATTAATAAAAATTGATTTATTATAATTTTTATTTATGGATTTATAATATAATGCCAAAAAATAATAAAAGTAAAGGTGGTAAAAGTTATAAAAGTTCTAATCAACTTCTAATAAAAAATGATGATAATTTTGAATATTATGCGGAAGTATTAAAATCAATAGGTCATTGTCAATTTATTATTCGTTTTCTAAATAGTGATGAATCAATTGGAAAATTAAAAGGATCCATGACTAATGGTCGTGGTTTTGAAAAAGTTGTTTCAGGTAATTGGGTTTTAGTCCAAAAGGACCCAACTACAACAGGAAAAGATAAATATTTCATTATTCATAAATATGGAGATAGCGATAAAAAACAACTAGAGAAACTTGGAGAGCTAGTCACTGTATCTGAAATAGTTGATAAATCAACATATATATTTGAGGGTGATGAAGAAACTGTTGAACGCACTGAAGAAAAGATTGATGATATATTTATTAATGATATCTAATATATAGAAAAAATTGAAAATTTTATTAATTATAGATTCCTTTAATAAATACAACGTATGCCAAAGTCAGCAAAGAAAGGCAGTAAGAAAGGTACCAGTACTAACGGCGGTAACATCCTCCGTCAAAAAGACGATGACTGTGGAGAACAATACGCAGAAGTACTCAAAGCATTAGGCAACTCACAATTCAGCATTAAGTTCTTGAATGGAGAGGAATCTAAGGCTAAACTCAAGGGGTCCATGTCAAAGCGTCGAACTTTTACTAAGGTTTCAATTGGAGATCTAGTTCTCGCACAACTGGATGAGTGTACAACCGGTCGAGATAACTTTTACATTATTCATCGTTATAGCAATGACGAGAAGCGAATGCTAGAAAGGATGAAGGAACTAGTAGTTGTGAATGAAGTTGATGATGACTGTTCATTCATGTTTGAAGGTGATGTTGAAAAACATGAACAAACGACTATGAAGTTGAGCGCAGACTTTTTTGACAGTATCTAGATTGATGTTGCGAGTGTTTCTTTATTTTATCAAGTTCAAATATTTTGAATTTCATAAAATAAATTTAATTAATTGTTAATTTTTCTACAATATATTTAAATATTAATTTATCTTCACTGTTATTAAATCTTTGATTGGACGTTCTATTTTTTGGAATACCAATATCTTCTAATAAGTTTAGT